AATCTTGACCTGGCACGAGGTTAGTCTCATCAACCTCCATGATCAAGTTACCACTCAATGCTGCGTTATCAATAGCCATACGCATAAAACCATTCATCAGTGTCTGTGTATCGTCCATGTTCTCTGCAATACCAACACCAAAAAAGCTGTATGGGTTATGCTCGTAAGGTACAGCGTAGTAAGGTATACGCACAGGCTTGAATGGATTAAGCACCATACGTAGCACATGCCCTTGACACACCCATATGTTACAGTTTATCTGCTCTACGTCAGCTAACTCTTCAGGTATCTCTACACCGTTCTCTTCTAATATGTCAGCATCTACGTATCCCCAAAACTCTAGGACTTCGTATCGCTCTGTGTAGTTTTCGATAGCGTAGTCTTTCATGTCGTCTTCCCAATACTTCTTGTCGTATTGCGGCCCCATATCAAGACACTCTTCTATAGACTGACTTCTAAAGTATGGTCTTGTCTTTAGATTACGCATTTGTGTTTTAGAGAGTTTATGTCTCTCCACACAGTATTCTGCTTCATCCATATTGTACGCATCAGGGTCAGGGTATATGTTCCAAATAGATACGTGGCTTGTTGACGGCACAGTTTTTATAAGTGGGTCATACTCGCCCTCTTCACCCCAATTAGGATACTCTTTGTCTACAGCAAAAGGTCCTTTCATTATACCTGTACCAAATAGAGCCATCTCAAAAGCAGTATTACGTAATTGCTTGTTTGCTCCTGACTCTTCTAGTTGATCATGTATTTTCTTTTCCATCTTCTTTGCTGCAACCATTGCAGGATGAAAGGTAACAGTTGTTTGTGTTTTACCATCCCCTTCTATTATCTTATCAGACACACCACTTAGTTTATCCGACAGCGCACCTAATCTGTTTTGTATGTCCTGTAATGTTTCACCTGGCTCTAGCTTTCCGTTAGGCTTAAACAAAAAAGGCTCTGAAGGTTTATCTTCAAAAGCCTGTCGCAGTTCGTCTTGACCCTTTTCTGCGTTAGGATCTATATTTATGTGTACCGACTCAGCTACACCATCAGGTAGTTTTGTTGGATTTACTGTCAAAGGAAAGTTATTATTACCAAACAAAACGTCAATTATTTGACCATACGCTGCTAATGTCTTTGTTTTTGTTACCTTTACAAATATCCTAGATTTTTCTGTTTCCGTAAATTGTACGTCTGGTCCGTATAATCCTCTGTAGTTTCTGTACGCTTTGAGCCATCGTTGTTCGTCTTGTTGTCTTACATCTTCTGCTCTTTTAAATCTACCTTGCACGTAACTTACTACATCACTCTCTGATTTTATAGCAGGGTCGCCTTCCTGCATTGCTGTGACCTCTGCTGTGTCAAATGGTATTTCGTTATCTTCTGCCATGTTTAGTATCCAAAGTTAGGATCAGCGATTTGAAAACCTGTTCGCTGATTCACAGGGTTGTAGTCCCATATTGAGCTACGTGGTCGTGTCATCACACCGTAGCGTAGTGCATCGTACATATGATCCATACTATTTGTATCTACATCTTCGGAGTTCTTTTTGTCCAAAGGGAGACTAGGAAGTTGAGATATAAGGTTTGTGCAGTTATTAAATATAACAAGGCGTGGTTCATCGGTATGTTCATCGACTTGGAGTCTTCTGTGTAATTCGTTTTTTCCTGCAACTCTACTTCCTCTACTTCTATCTGATGGTCGCCACTTACAACCTCTTACTATCATCTGTTCTGCTAGGCTAGGACCAGTGTCGCCCCTTTTGTGCCATAGTGAACTATCCAAAACTCCGTATTGTATCGTACCGTCTTCAGCTTCTAGCTCTAGTATTCTGTCGGCTAAATCTACAGCTAAGACTTTTGACACCTGTAGCTCTCTGTATACAACAAGCTGTTCGGCAGGGGATACGGCTATCCATACTACAGCAGAGTAACTTCCATAACCATAGTCACACGCTCTAAACTTTCTCCAACTTCCTGGTATCTTGAACGGCTCTACTACATGCTTTGCTCTATCAAACTCAGGAAACGCTGCACCTTCAGCTACATCCCAATTACCTTCTAGTAGTTGCTTCCTCTGATGCTCAGGCAACGATAGTAGCATTGCCTCATAGTCACCTGACTCAGCTAGATAAGGGTTGTCAAACAAATTAGCAGGTATGAAGCGTCTTCTAAAAAGAGGTTGCCCCTCTCTGCTATGCCCTTGTGGAAACGTAATAACATTACCTGACTCTAACTCCGTTGCCCAAAAAGAACTGTTGGGGGGTGAGGGATCTACAAACATCTTCTTAACCCACTGATGCCCTGCTCCCCCAGGGTTTGTCGTTGCTCTCATATACAGTCCTAACGACTGATCTGCACTTCTAAGTCTTGATCGCATATAGTCCCAAGCAAACGGTGTAGACCATTGCGTAAGTTCGTCAAACCCTATCCAATTAAACGCCTGACCTTGATAACGCATGACATCTAGGTCACGGTCTAAGTATGACATCCACAGTCTGCCCCCCTTAGGACTCACCCACTGTGACTTTCTTTCTGACCACTTAATACCAGGAATTGCTTTTGGGTATAACTCCTGAGACTTTTGTATCAGTTCTCTTAGCTCCTCCGTTGTGTGTCGTACTAACAGCCCACTAAAGTTGGGATTGTTTAGTCCTCTAAGTGGGTCAGCTAACATGGCAAACGATTTGCCTCCCCCTGCTGCTCCACCATATAACACCTCACGTTCTGAGGATGCTAAGAAATCTGTCTGAGGTCCTTCGTTTGGTCGGAATAAAACTTCTTCTTCCTGAACCTCTTGTGGTTTTACTTTTATTTCAGGCAGTTGCTCCTGCTGTGGTGTAACTACCTGTTCTACTTGTTTCGGCTTTTTCGATCTCTTGTAGCGTCTTTTTGAGCCTTCTGGCAAGCTCCCTTTTAATCGTAGTTGATTTTTTACGTCTTCGCTCAACTTGTATTCTCTTCTTTAATCCCATGTGCGAGATGTAGCGTCCTGTTTCTTTACTTAGCCAGTTTGCTACTTCTCTATAACTATACTGTTTAAGGTGTGCCTTTGCTTGCTCTAATGCGTCTAGCTCATTCTTTATTGGTAGCAGAAAGTCAGCATCATCAGGATCAACCTCATAACCGAAAGGTATCACTCTTGCAACTCTAGGTATCCTTCTCCACTCCTTAACCTCTATGTCAGGTTTAGGTAAAGTCCAATATCCTAGCTCTTCACTACTCATTCGTCCCTTCTTTTGCAGGAAGAACAAATAAACCACCTGAAGATTCTACGTTTACCTTCTCCGTTTTAATTAGTCCTGCCCTGTCCAACAAATCTTTTGCTGCTGTCATCTTATCTCGTATTCCTAACTCTGTAGGATCAATGAGTGCATTACCCATTGCCATCGCTGCTTTTGGTGCAACATAAGCCATATACTCTTTTGTTGCTTCCATTATCTCATCCTTCAGTGGCTTAACAACTTCCGACAACCGTGTTTCATCAGAGTATCCTGCCATCTTCTTGGCTAGTCGTGCGTCACCACCTGCTTCATCAAACAGTGCCGCTAAAAACTTCTGTTGCTTTTCAGTCAGATTTTTTGTCATCTTTTTCCTTTATAACCTCTTCTACCCAAGCACCATTATCGCCTGTCTTTTCACAATAATCACACCTATCATCTTCGATGTGATGCCCACAAACTTCACAGGTAGGCTCGTATAGCACTAGGTGTTTTCTCCTCGTTTGCCGCCCTGCTCCATAAACATCTCAACTGTTTCTTCAGGCACACATATGATTTGCTCAGGTGGTCTATTACCAAACTCTTTAACTAAAGCATTAGCAATTTTAAAAGGGTGATCCCCTACAAATTTTTGACACATGTATGCGTTGTGAAAATGTCCATGATCCTCAGGATGTTGAAATATAAATATATCTTTTGTTCCGTCTGCATATACGCCAGTCATTACTGCTACTATGAACCATGCTTTTACTACCATTACTTTACTTTCCTGTACGCTCGTGTTTTCTTTGCGATGCCCTTTGGCTGTTTGACAAATTGCTTTCCTGCCTTTGTGCCTTTTCTTTTAGCTCTAGTTGTCGCTGCGTACTCTGAGGGTGATAGAGCCTTGATTGCAGCTTCAGGAAGATAGCGTTCCCCAGTTTTGCTACTGGGCTTACCACTCTTTGTTCTCCACTTTTGTTTTGACCATGCTTTTAAACTACGTTGACTTTTTGCGAGTGCCATGCTTTGCCTTTAGTTGTTGCT